CGAACCATTTATGGTAGACAAACCTCATCTATGTCAAAACGGTGATGCTTTTATACGAATACTAGAGCTAAGAGGTGAGTATAGAGCATTTATGGGTCAAGGTCAACTGGTTAAGAAAGACGGAGCTAAAATCTTTGTGTGGGTATTTACTGCTGTAAATCTTAAAACACAATCATTTACAATATTTGAATTCCACCCCGATTACAATATGGCATGTGTTCTAGCTGTAGGAAAAGGTTTTGAGATATTAATGAACGAGGATGATGTTGAAAGCACATCAATTCATGTAAGAAATATCTTGACTTTATAATCTAGATGTGGTATAAATAAAATTGAGTTCGATGACGCTTTGTAAAAAAGCAGTTAGGACGGCGGGGCGGTACCGCCCACCTCCACCAAACCTAGATAACTTCGACTTAGGGGGTGAAATAGGTTTCGACTACTGACGAGTATCTTAGCTGAGGATTCACAACCATAGATGCAAACAATAATTTTGCATATGGAGAATACAGCCTAGCGGCTTAGTTCTTCGGGGTTTGCCTGTACCTAGCAACAGAAACAGGCGTGAAAAATTATGATAACAAAAATGACACCTAAAAAGTTTTCTCTAGAAATCGAAAAGATATGTATTGAAAAGAATCTAAATCATTTAGATTCTGTCATGTATTATTGTGATAAAAATAACATGGATGTTGAGACAATAAAAAAATTAATTACAAAAGGTCTTAAACAAAAGATTGAAGCTGACGCATCAATACTAAAACTTATTAAAACAAAAGATAGTGGAGTAGGTAAACTACCAATATAAAGGAGAAATTATGGAAAGTAGAGAGTGGATGTTAGATAATGTTGGTAAACATTGGGATAACATGACATTAAATTATGATTTAAAAAAATACGATTTGCCAGGTTGGGCACTAAGAACAATACAAGAAAAATTTCCACAGGTAAAAGAATTAGAAAAAATTCATGAAGTATTGACACCTACAGAGGTAGTCGATTTACAAATGTACGTTCAGAATGCTTGTTCACGTAAAGACTTCATGGAGTTATTTGAAGCTTTCTTATCAGAGTATGCACCACCTAGAATAGATAATAAGAGATACATGATTCAAAGACAAGGAACCCTTAGAGTAGTAATTCCTAATCAAGCTAAATCGGGTAGAAGATTAAATTTTCATCAAGGTGTATTTGTAGGAAACGGTAGAGGAATTAGAACCTTTTGGACTCCATTAACTTTGGCAACAAAGACAGCTTCAGTTTGGTTTATAGATTGGAAAAAGAGTTGTGAGATTACAAAAAAAGTCATAGAGGAAAAATGGAGTTTAGATAAATTTGAAAAAGTATGTCTTGATGCGGCATATCCTGTCGAACTCAAACCTGGGCAAAGTCATTTATTTTGGCAAGAACACATGCATGGTAATATAAACAATGAAGAGGGATACACTAGGGTTGCAATAGATATGCGTATCTTACTCGAAGGTGAGGAATACGATAGAAGATTACCTGGTGGTTACTTTAGAGTGCCTGGTGATCATAGATCAGATGAAGATCATGATTATACAGGTAAACACTTCATCACTTACGAGGCATGGAATAGTAGATTTAGTAAAGGTCTTCCTAAGTATATGCAAAGAGCAACAATAGATAATTATTGTAAAAAATTTAAAATAAAGTATTCTAGTTATGAGTTTGAAAACGAATATCTTGATTGGCAACCTAATTTAGAACATTACATAAAAGAAGTAAAGCCAGATGGTATTGTGCTTTGTAGTATGTACAGTTTAACAGATAATGCAGAAAGACGTAATGAGTTACTAAATTTAGCATTAGAAAATAATGTAGAATTACATTTTGCTCAAGAGGTATATTTTCTAAAAACTAAAGAAGACTTAAAACATATACAATACTGTATGGATTTTGCAGAACCTACAATGGGCAAACATTCGTGGCAATAGACAATGGAAAGAAGTGACGAAGAAATTATCAAGGACATTAAATCGGTACTAGAAAAGAATATCAAAGACAATGTAGCAATGCATGGTGGTATGATTAATTTTTTATCTTACGACAAAGGTGTTGTTAGATTAGAAATGGCTGGTGCTTGTTCTGGTTGTGCCATGAGTAAACAAACCTTACATCAAGGTGTTGAAAGAATGCTTAAACATTATGTACCAGAGGTAACTCAATTGATAGGTGAGGACGATGAACAAGCTGCTGAAAAAGGATATACACCATGGGTAACGTAAACAATGGACGCAGCTGATGTATATCTGACATATTGTGCAATCAAAGCTCACTTCTCTAAAAACAAATATGATTACCATAAGTTTGCTGGTAAGACCAAAATAAAGAGAGATAGTTTTTATAAAAGAAAAGATAGATTTTTCTTTGCAAGACTAGCCAGAAAACTAAAGACTAAAAAAGAGATAGAAGATTACTTTGTATCAAATTACATAATAGTCAAAGGTGGATGGGTTGGAAAGTTTGAAGATCAATACTATACAGATTGGAAGAAAAGAACAGAATCACTTACGTACACTTTCAAGAATGAGATAGAACCATATACAGATAGATTTGAGGAATTGTTTGAGTGGAAAGATACTCACCCTTTACTATTAAGAGAGTATCTAGGAAAGAGAGTATCACTAGAAACAATGATCATATTAGACGAATTAGTTCAATACCAAAAGAATTGGAAAGACGATTTGATATGGACAGATGTAAAAAATCTTATGAATAACTATAAAAAGTTCTTGACAATAGACACTAAAAGGTGTAGAATGAGCCTATTGAATTTAATGAAATGATACATTATGTTTATGGTAATGGAGAATCTAGAAAAGGATTTGAAGTGTCTAGTTTCGATGGTGTATCTTGGGGTTGTAATGCAATCTATAGAGATCACAAAGTAGATAATTTAGTTGTGGTAGATTATGGTATGCAAGGTGAAGTAATTCAATCAGGTTATTCAATGAATAATAAATGTTATTTTGCTGATTGGAATATTATACCCTCAGATGATTTTATGATAGAACAATTAAAAAATTTACATGAAAAAGTTTTTTACTATGGCAACAATCAAGGACAGATGGTTGTCAACGGCTCAAACAGAAAAAAGGATGAGTTGAAAAATGAATTAGGTCTACATGTCATTTATCCAAATGATAAAGACTTGATAACGCCGATTGAAGATTGTAAAGAGTGGGGTGCTGGAAGCACAGCAGTTCATCTTGCAAGTAAAGAGGCAAAAGAAGTTTATATGTTCGGATTTGATATTTCAAAATATGAAGATGAAGAACGTATAAATAACCTGTACAAAGGTAGTAAACATTATCTACCTGAGTACTCGTTGGGAACAAGACCTCACGAATGGTTAAAACAATTATATTATACTTTTGAGAAGTTTTCAAATGTGACTTTTAATTGGGTTAACAATAAGTTTAATTTCGTTGATAAGTCTTTTCCTAACTTAAATTTAATAACATACGATAACATACGTTTACATAAGGAGACATAAGATGTCATTAGATAACATACGTAAAAATAATTCTTTAGACAAATTGCTTGGCGCAGTTACTAAAGAAAATCAACCTCAAGAAAAGAAATCATATACAGACGAGAGATTGTGGAAACCAGAGTTAGATAAATCTGGCAATGGTTATGCTGTGCTAAGATTCTTACCAGCAGTTCATGGTGAAGAGTTACCTTGGGCAAAAGTATATTCACATGCCTTTCAAGGTCCAACTGGTCAATGGTATATTGAGAATTCATTAACTACCCTTAATCAAAAAGACCCTGTATCAGAGTATAATACTGCTTTGTGGAACACAGGTACTGAGTCTGACAAAGAGATCGCTAGAAAACAAAAGAGAAAGTTACAATACTACTCTAACGTTTATGTAGTGACAGACCCTAAAAATCCACATAACGAAGGTAAGGTATTCTTATTCAGATATGGTAAGAAAATATATGATAAACTTTTGGCTGCCATGCAACCAGAGTTTCAAGACGAACAACCAGTAAACCCGTTTGACCCATTCACAGGTGCAAACTTTAAGTTGAAGATTAGAAAAGTCGCTGGGTTTTGGAACTATGATACATCTGATTTTGAATCATCTTCTAAATTATTTGAGGACGAGGCAAAAGTAGAGGCAGTATGTCAAAAAGCATATCCTTTAAAAGAGTTTACTGCTACTGATAACTTTAAATCATATGAAGAGTTGAAGACTAGACTTGACATAGTTTTAAGTGGTAAAACAGTGGTCGGTAATGTCGCAGAGGATATACAAAGTGAGACGCCTGTTGAATCGAAAGAGACTCCTACTACGAGTCAAAATGACGATGATACTATGAATTACTTTGAAAAACTGGCAAATCAGTAGGAAAATCAAGGAAAAATTAACCCTTGACAATATCATCATTACCGTGTATATTTAATAGAAATAACAAAGAAAGAGGTAATGATGATTAACTTTCTAACAACACTAATAAGTCAAAAAGGAGACTATATCATGGGTAGACAAGCACTAAGCAAAACTACAAAAATCAGAAACCTATTTAATACAGGTGCTGATGTAACTTGGAAAACTTTAAGAAACAAGTTCGATCTTAAATCTCCAGCTGCAATGGTTGGAAAATTAAGAAACGAAGGTATGATGATTTACGAAAATAGATCATCTAAAGGTGTTTCTTACAGAGTTGGTACACCATCTAAAGCGATCATCGCTGCAGGTATCAACAAAGTGTTCGGTAAGCAAGTCGCTTACAACGCATAATTCAACTTATAGATGTTGAACTTCAAAGGGGCCTTCGGGCCCCTTTTTTTATGGGTTAATTAAAAAGCAGCCTCAAGGATAGGGTCGTTATCTGTTACTGTTTTACTTACGACTGTATTATTTGTTTGTGAGTTATTATTTGATTTAGCATCAACAACTTGTACTATATTTGGACTTCCATTTTGATTATTTGCAACATTAGTTGCCATCTCATTATTTAATTCTTGAGAGGTACCATTGACACGTTGCATGGCTTCTATCATTTCTTGAGCACCCTCACCTTGCACGAATGCTGCACCTGAGGATGTAGTTACAATCTTTCCACCACCTCTGTCTTCAGCTGCGATTTGTTCTGCGATCTGAGCATCACCTGTACCAGCAGTATCTAACTGACTCTCGCCAGTTGCCATAGTCTCATTGTAAACTCTTCTATATGCTTCTGCTGGGCTTTCACCACCAGGTGCGATTGCTTTTGCAGCTGCGATGGAACCTTTAGTCATCGCTTTCAATACGAGACCCATGTCTGCTATCTTACCTTTTATATCACCTAACATTGATTCACCATCAAAACTAAATATGTCTTTAAAAAATTTTCCTACACTTTTTACAGTATCAGTTATCAAGTCTTTTAGTGAAAATGCTTTTATGTCTTCTTCACTAAAACCAAAGAAACCCATCAATGCTTTTACGGCAGCATCATAAGGAATAAACACTATATCAAGAAAACTCTCCACGTTGAAGTTATCTTTAATTGTTGCTTTTAGTGACTCAAAATCAAACTTGAAAAACTCTGTGATCTTTGTTATGATACCTTCCTCACCTGTAAAGAAGTCTGTAATTTTTGTCTTGACTTTCTCTATCTTCTCTGGTATGGTTTTGGTAAAGAAACCTTTTACATCATTAAAGAATCCTTTTATTCCACCAATCAAACCACTCTCACCATCCTCACCAACAAAAAAATTAGTAATTGCTTTCTTTGCATCCTCAAATTTTTGTGGAATTGTATCAGTAAAGAAACTCATGATAGCTCTTATTGCAGGTCTTAATCCTTTACCATCTACACCATCCTTGAAGAATAAGAATTTAAATATATTCTTTATTACGTTAATAGTGCCCTTTACAAAAGGAAGCACTTTATCTACTATAAAGTCTTTTGTCTTTTCATAGAGAGGACTATCAATAAATTTTTTAAATGCAACAAGAAATCCTATGAAGGCTGCAGTTTTAAGTGCTGGCATCAAACCAGCCATAATTTTATCTTTTGCACCTACGCCTAATTTTTTTAATCCACCAACAAATGCATTTGGTAAATTTTTAAATCCTTTTACCATTTTACTTAATGAAAGAGTTTGTTTCAAGTTATTCATTTGTATTCGTCTATTCTGTCTATTCTCTAATCTCTTTTCTGCTCTTTCTATTCTATCTTGAGCTTGTTGGTATGCATTTGTCTTTTTCAACTGATCGGTAGTTAAGTCAGAGTTTTCACTTAATTTAGCAAGTGCAGCTTTTTGTGCCATTATGTCTGCTTTTATTTTTCTGTCTTCTTGTAATTGTTCTAGACTGATACCTTGTGCTTGACGAGCAATGACAGTTTGTTCTCTTTGTTGTTTTAGTTCTAGATTTCTTGCATCTGCACTTGATTTTAAATCTGCAGCTGCCATAGATGCAGATTCTTTTGCAGCTTTTAATTGTTCTTCTAATTGTGTTTTTTGTTCGCCAGATGAATTAGCAATTTGATTTTTTAGTTTATCAAGTGCTTGTTTTGCTTTTTCATCAGCAACTTCTAATTTTTTTCTTGCTTGTGCAGCTGACTTTTTCTTTTGTTCTTCAGCCATAGCATTCTGTTTTTGAATAGATTTAGTCAAAGACCCCAATGTGTCTTTTAAATCTGTTCCAGCTGCGCCAGTTGCTACGACCATTATTTTTTACCTTTAGGAAGTGATGCACCAGGTTTTCCAACATATAAACCAAAGAAAGCTGCACCTGCACCAACGATAGTTGATATAAACATCGCTTGTGAGTTTGTAGGTTCTGGTAATGTCATAAACCAAGTGATTGATTTATAGAAAGCATATATGTATGCTAACATGATAAGTCTAGGAATTAATCTAAATCTATCTAAAATACCAGCAGTTTGATTATACCATGTTTTCTCTTCCTCTGGTGAGGCAGGTATTAAGTCTTCTTTACTTACTTCATACTCTTTACTGGTCTCTTTTACTTTTACTTTATCCATTTTTATTTCTCGCTTGTTCTTCTCTTTGTTTTCTATTCTCTTCTTTTATATATTCTAATAACATTGTCAAGTAAACTTCCCTTTCCCACGGCATCATGTTTTCTAACTCTGTTAACGAATACTTGTGATGTTGCATCAAACCAAAGTTGGTTTTAAAGTAGTTCGTTATAGAGTCGTGAGAAAGGCCTATGCTAAAAAACTTTGTAAGCCTTGTACCACAACTTCACTCTCAACTTTGGTTTTAGGATTAGTTACTTTTACAACAGTTTTTAGTGTCGGCATTGTTGCAAAGAAACGCATAATCTTACCAAGTTGTTCAGTATTAAAAGAACCAACAAATTCGTCTAATTCTTTTTCAGTATAATCAATTTTGTTATATACTTTCTCACCTTCAGATATTGTACCAATACATGTCTTAATTAATTCAAGAGCTGCATCTGTATCATCTGTTGAGAAACCTTTTTCAAAATCAGATAATGTAGGATAACCCATCTCAATCTTAATAGTATCAGTAATATTTATCATATTAGTGTGACCTTCATCAACGATTGGTTCTATGTTATCAAGATTAACTTCTACAAGTTGTCTAGTCTCATTATCATCGGGGCATAAAACACTTACTTTTGCAGTTTCCCCTACTGATTTTGCACGTAGTTTTAAAAAGATATACTCTACATCAAATAGAGGTGCCTCATCAACATTGATTGAATTAAAAGTACAACCTTTAATCAACCCTTTTATTGCATTGACAACATCTTTTAGATTTTGTTCTTTACCCTCTGTTGCTAGTAAAAGTACTTTTTGTTCTTTTACAAGAAACGGTCTATACTTTATTGTCTCGCCTGTAGAAGGCAACTGTAAAGTATATGTTGGGTTTTCTAGTTTAGGTAATGCCATAATTTTTCACCTCCTATATTATAACGATTACAATTTTCTTAAAACGGCAGGTATTCTGCTTCTTAATTGTCTTTCTACCGTATTAACGAACACATCACCAATTCTTTCAAGTAATGGTCTCGGTAATTCTGCTTCATCTGTTAAGTTTTTCCAATATCTATATGCCCATGTAACAGGTAATACAGATATAGAGTTTGTTGCTCCATAATCAAGAGCAATCTCACCAACTGTTGCTGGATAACACTCAACTAATTCTATTCCAAATCTTCTTTTGTTTTCTTGATCTAACTGAAATATCTGCATGTTACCAACATAGTCAGCATAATATCCCACAGAAAAATCATGTCTGTTAGCTGCTATTCTTTGCCAAGCATCCATGAAACCTTTTTCTGCCATATCAGCACTACATCTAATATTAGTTGCTACTTCAGCAAATGTTTGACCAGTAACTATTTTTCTTGGTGGACCATAGATATTCGTATCTTCTTGACTTTCTAAAGTCATTGCTGGAAAAGCAACTTGTGTCATTTCAAGAGAAGTTTTTCTAATTATCTTTTTATTCTCTTTTAAAAAATCTGTATATGCTTTTAAATTAAGAGTTTCAGTTGTTTGTGTTTTTGGTGGACCAATGATTACTTCATAACGTGCTGGTCTAGCATATCCACCATCTTGTTCCCTAAACGTTGCAATAATTTCGTTTAGGACTCCATATGCAAAGCCATCTAGTAAAGAACTTTTTGCCATTAGATCATTCCCCTTGAGTCTCTATGTACTTGAGCAATACTTGCTTTCTTAAATCTAGCCACTGGTAATAAAGTTGCGATAGTAAATTCATCAGCATCAATTCGTCTAAATTTAGATTTGACTTTTGCATTTAAATATCTTTTAAGTGCAGGTTTAATAAGTCTTACTCTTTTTAATTTATTATAATCAGCAACAATTTTAGTTGTTGAATCAAACTTATTGTTATTAGTAAAATCAACTAGTCTATCTAATAATCTTACTCTTAAATTCATCGGCAAATAATGTAAATTTATTCCTAGAAACCCATCACTATATTTTTCAATAGGAAGTATCAAAGGAAAAGTATCATAGTATGGTAATTCCTTTTTCATCTTTGGGTCATAAACAAACATATTTAATCTACCAAAGTTAGGTCTAGATGTCACTTTACCATCTCTAATAAGTTGCGTTTGAGTTGGTGTTCCAAACTCTTTTATCTTACTACGGAACCATGCAGTAGACCTAGGTTTTCCAGCTGCAGCCCTTTTTACGGCTTGAATATATTTACTTTGTGCCATATCTATTATTTATACTTAGGTTGTAGATGGTCTTCCGTAAGTATCTTGAATTCTAGACCATTATTTGTGCAGTATTCCTCAGCATATCTAAACTTTGCTTTGTTTACAATAAAAGTCTTACATGACATAAACCATTGTCTTGTTCTTCTCTTTGGATTTGAGTTTGGTGCTTTTAAATCTTTTTTTGGTTTAACTTCTATTATAAACTTTTTAATCGATCTATCTTTCTGTCTAACTTTCATGTAGAAGTCAGGGTAGTACCTATGCATCTTGCCATCTATGGGTGAGTAATAAGGTATTGATATCTCTTCACTACCCCACTCAATTACTGCTTTGGTGGTGTCGCAGTACTTCATAAGTTTAAGCTCCCACGTAGAACGATATATTATCTTCATGGGATTACCTTTATATTTACTAGGATTAGATGGTTTAAATCGACCACTATATGCCATTATATTTTCTCATTTCTATATAAATATTACTATCAAAGGATATTTATATGGCTTTTTTCAGTAAATCTACAATAGGCGGTGCAGTTGTTTCAACGGCATCTGGTGTCGTATTAAAGAAAGTACGTGGTGCTTTAAAGGGTGTATTTGGTTCTAAGAATGAACAGAGACCAGGTGTTGCCCCACCAGAAGTATTTGGTAAGAGAAAAACAAAAAACTTTTCATTCCCATTAGACGTAGAAGGTGGACCAGGTGTTGGTAATCAAGGACACTATGTTATGTTCTATATCAATGAACAAGCAGGTGCAGAACTAAAGTTTGGCGGTGGACGTGGTAACGCAATGACCGATGCTGAGAGAGCTAAGAAAAATGCAAACATACCAAAATATATTACAAGACTAAACCCAAATGGTAATGTAAGAACTAAAACAAGTAATAAAAGTGGTATTACTGAACAATTAAATCAAAGTCATAACCCACATACAGGCCCAAGTTCTTATGAAGCAAAAGAAGCACAAAGATATAAAGGTGGATACAACGCATATATTAACAGAGCACCAACAGTTAGATTAGATACAGCGATTGCTTTATACATGCCACCTAGTGCAAACTACTTTACAAGAGCAGATTACGCAGACACACCTATTGGTGCTGGTGCTAGATTAGGTATGCAGGCTTTTGATCAGATAAGAGGAGGTGCAGATATTGGTACTGTTACTAGAAACGCACTAGATAATTTAGGTGGTATGTTATCAGAGACTATGCAAACAGCAGCACTAGGAACAATTGGTGCATTACCAGGTTTCGCTGGAACAAGAGAAGCATATGAGGCATCGCAAGGTGTGGTCATAGCAGACAGATTAGAATTAGCATTTAAAGGTCTTGCAAAAAGAAAGTTTCAATTTAGTTTTAAAATGATACCTAAATCTCAAGAGGAAGCAGATGAGATAAGAAAGATCATATACGCATTTAGAGTTAACATGGTGCCAGAAATGGTAGGAGGCACAGGCAGACAATTCAGAGTACCAAATACTTTTGATATTGCTTACATGTACAATGGTAGAGAGAATGAGTATCTACAAAAGATTAGTACTTGTTATCTAGAAAACATGACAATGAGTTATGGTGGTGATAGATATAGAACATTTACACCAAACGAGGAAGGTGCTCCACCAGTTGAGACACAAATAACTTTAGACTTTGCAGAGATAGAATTAATTACAAGAGAGAGAATAAGAGAAGGTTACTAAGATGTATTTTGAAACTTTTCCATTCATACAATACGACTCTCTTGGAGATGGTAATCCTAAAGAGGTAAAAAATTTATTAAGACGAGTTAAGGTTCGTAGTGATATTAGAAGTAACTCGTCTTTGTTTGATACTTACTATGTCAGAGAGGGTGAAACACCAGAGATGATTGCTGATAGATTATATGACAATGTAAATTTACATTGGGTTGTTTTATTATTCAATGACATAACAGACAGATATCATCAATGGCCAATGACCACTGGTGCATTTAACAAATATGTTGCTGACAAATATACCAATATAAATGCAGTACATCATTATGAAATAACAGAGTCATCTGGTGATAGAGAACTAAAGATTGATGTTGGTATAACAAATGATGATTATCCATCGGCAACACCAATAACAAATTATGAGTATGAAGTGGCTAGACAAAACGAATTAAGAAACATAAAATTATTAGACCCTAGATATGTTAGCGATTTTGTTGATGAGTTTAAGGACTTGGTACAAGAAAGTGTGTTCTAAATGGCAGGTATTCAATACGCAGGTGAATTTACCTTAGACAAATGCGATCTAATTACAGCATCAGGTGGTAAGGTAGATATAAAAGCATTAGTTGTAGAGGTCAATATTTTTGAAGATATATACCGTTCAGGTATGACTGGCACAGTTGGTTTTATGGATACTAACAATGTGTTTTCAAAAGGACACGTTAGAGGCCAAGACTATATTGTTTTAAAAATATCTACACCAACGTTAAGTGAAAATTCAAATATTTACATAGATCAAACTTTTACTGTTAATAAAGTAGAGGCCAAATTTAAAGCAGGTGTAAAAGCTGAGTTTGTACAATTGCATTTTGTATCAAATGAAGTATTGAAAAATGTAAGACATAGAATATCAAAAGCATATGAAGATACCCCAACTAAAATAATTGAAAACATATTCAGAGACGAAAAAATAATAGCATCTAAAAAGCCACTTTACATAGAACACTCAACAGGTGTTAAAAGAGTTATCTTTCCATCGGTTAGACCTTTTGATGCGATAAAACAAATGTTATTAGAATCAGTATCATCAAAAAATAATTCACCTCACTATTTCTTTTTCGAGAACAGCGAGGGTTATCATTGTAGAACTTTACAAAACATGCTAGACCAACCAACTGTTGCAGATTTTAATCATGGTGATGATGATGCTGTAGTTGGTGGAACAACAAAATTATTTAACGTTGAAGAAGACCTTAAAAAGCTTATAACGTTTGAAGTCAATAGAAGTATTGATATGTTGATCAATACAGCGACAGGTGTATTATCAAGTAAGTTAGATGAGATTAATATATTTAATAAATCTTTTAATGAAAAAGTTGTAAACTATTTTGAAGACTTTTTAAAACATGCTAGAATAGATGAGAATCCTATATATAGTGATGCACCGATACAAAGAGACGGTAAAACAGTTGGCGATTTTCCCAACGCAAAAACATTTCTACATGCTGTTTCAGAGCATGATGGTCAAGATAAAACTCACTATAACACAAATACAGAATCTTATAGTTTCTCACCAAGTGAGATTGGTAAATCTACTTTTCTTGACAAACAATCAAAGAATAAAGAATTGTTTACAATGTTAAAGGCAACAGCATCAGCAAATGGTAATGTCACTATAGGTGCTGGTAAATGTGTAAATGTAAGAGGTGTGTTTAGTAATCTTAATGAAACAGATATGTATGATGGTAAGTATTTAATTATACAATTAAGACATCAATTTGATATCGGTACAAAAAAACATGAAACAATATTTACAATTGTCAAAGACTCTTTGGGCGAAGAGGTACCAAAGAATGGCTCAATAGAATACGAAGAATACGAAAGTAAAAACAGTGGCACTTTCGAACTAGAATAGGAGGCAACTTAATTCATCATTATGCTTAATTAATCTTAAAGGGGTATGAGAATGACTACAAAAAAGAGACAAAAATTAAGAAGAATGACTTTTCAAAACGAACATAGAACAAACTATAATAGTGGCGATAAATATTACAAAGAATTAAGAGAACAAACAAATGATAAAATTCGAACAGTTGACAGAGGGAGTTTACGACCCAAATATATTTAAGGCAATATTTTTAGCTGGAGGCCCTGGCTCTGGTAAGTCTTACGTTGCGGGTAAAACCATAAGAGGTGAGGGTCTCAAAGTAGTAAACTCAGACGATGCTTTTGAAAAACTATTAAAGAAGGCAGGTCTGTCTTTACAAATGCCTGATAAGGAAGCAGACTTACGAGACCCTGTTAGAGCTAGAGCAAAACAGATTACATCCAAAAGACAAGCAAACTATATCGATGGTCGATTAGGACTTATAATCGATGGCACAGCTAGAGAGTATGATAAGATTGCAAGACAATCAAATGATCTAAAACAATTAGGATATGACACGTACATGGTATTCGTAAACACTTCACTAGACGTTGCATTAGAGAGAAACGCAAAGAGACCTAGAAGAGTACCAGAACCTATAGTGGCTAGATCATGGAAAGCAGTACAAAGTAACATTGGTAAGTTTAGTTTACATTTTAGACAAGGATTTATAGTAGTAGATAATAATGATGCAAAAGAAGATGTGTTTAGAGAAGTTACAAAAAGAGTTAAAGCATTATTGAAGAAACCAGTAAGGAATGGTAGAGCAAGAGAATGGATAAAACATCAATTAGACCTTAAGAGAAGAAGGTAAACTATGTTGATGGCATTACTCACACTAATAACAGCTCTAGCGATATCTGGTATAGCTGCATTTTATTCTATCGTAGGATTGATGGCAATCTTTAGTGGTGCCGCAATGCAGATCGCTATCATGGGCGGTGCATTAGAAGTTGGTAAGTTGGTTACAGCATCTTGGTTATACCAAAACTGGCGTAACAAAAATTTAGGACGAACACTAAAGACATATCTCTTCACAGCAGTAATAGTATTGATATTCATCACGTCAATAGGTATCTTTGGTTTCCTATCGAAAGCACACCTAGATCAAGTCAAACCAGCAGGAAACAACCAACTTATTATCAGCACGATAGATAAACAGATTGCATTTGAAGAAAAACAGATTGCACGAGCAGAGAGTACCATTGCTATTCTAGATGCGGCAATGGAAAAATATATTGATATGGAGTATGTAACACGTGGTCTAAAAGAACGTAAAAAACAAGAAGAGGAAAGAGAAGCTCTTAATGCAGTAATTAAATCATCAACTAACAAGATCGTAGAACTAAACAATGAGAAGTTTGCAGTAGAGAAAGAGCAGATCGCACTAGAGGCAGATGTAGGACCATTGAAGTATATCGCAGAATTAGTATATGGTGACAATGCCAAAGACATGCTGGACGAGGCAGTCAGAGGATTGATCATAATCTTCATATTTGTATTTGACCCTCTAGCAGTATTGTTACTTGTATCGGCAAACATATCATTTAGAACTACAAAAGAACAAAAAGAGAACAAAATCAAGAAAAGAAATCAACTAGAACAGATGACGAAAAAATACGAAAGACTACAGAAAAGACAAAAAAACTTGAAAAAGAAAATCAAGACTAATACAACCCCGATTAGAACTATAGTATCAG